GGCCACCGTACGCTCGGGGTTGCGTGGCAAGGTGTTTACGAGGTCGTGCGCCAGATCATGAAATCGGCGGCTTGTGTGCTGGAGGTGGCTCGGCAGGTGAGCGTATTCGAAATACTTCATGATCGGGTCGGCATCCATTGCGATTACTCCTTGAGTGGGGAGGTTGCCTTAATAGGGTTAGAATGGTTTGTAAACTGGAAATTGGTTTGGATGGTCATAATATAGTCGGACGGTCATAATATAGTCGGACGGTCATAATATAGTCGGACGGTGAAAATCGGTTGTGTCGCGTATCTCGCCTAGACCCGGCCATCCGGCCCCGAGCTCGAAGGTATCCCCCGGTCGTCAACCCCTCAATTAACCGGGTCCCTTTTCACGCTTTCTTAACCATATCTCACCTTGCGTAGTATTGCAATGCCTTAACCTTACCATGCGTTAACTATATCGATGCAAGGTCGATCATTTGCTGCTACTCGCAATTTAGGCGTTGCAATCCGCGCGAATCGCTGGCAAGAGGAATTCTCACTTAACGCAAGGAATAAGGCAATGGCAAAATTCATCGACCACGGGCAGGCAATGGCGCTACTCACAGGCAAGGGCGATTATTCGGACCTGCAAGCTGAGATTATTCTCATTTATGCAAACCGGACTACGCTTTGCGGAAAAACGCTCTATCGCCGCGACTACATCGAATCTCGGGCTAAGGCATAAGGAACAAGGCAATGGCAAAACTGACAATCGGCGATAGGGTTACATTCCGCTTTCTTGGCGAGAATTTGCGCGGTGTCATTACCGCTTTCAATTGGGGCGGCAATCGCGGCATTATCGAGATTAAGACGGATTCCGATATCGCAAACGGTGAGACTTCGCATCTGGTGAAGCGGTCGGATATCAAGGGAAGGGGGATTGCGTGATGATTAGCGAACACAAGCTGGATAAGCTGCAAGCTGAAATGGGTTTCGATCGATTGACGGCCTGGCGGCATTTGCGGGACCAGGAGCGCGCCAGACGGCTTTACAGCTATCAAGAGCGCGGTCGGATCTTTGTGAAGTGGTAGGGTAAGAGAAGGGAATAGGGATATGTTTTTCGAAAAATACTCAGACGCGCTTGCGTATCGCCGGACTCAAGATTCCGATACTCGGCGAATGCATACGGTGAAAAATTGCCAAAGCTGGCGGTTTGACCGACAAAGTGGCGAATATTCGCTAGTTTCCGGTTATACGGTTATTTTAGGGCGCGGGTGACAATCGGAAAGCCACGGATGAGGAAAATTCGGCAGGTCTGAGTTTTTCGATTTTCGGGATTTTGAGATTGTCTGAAATATTTTTCAGTCGTCTAATAAGTGTGGAGCGGCGTGCGCAAGGCCCTTTGGGCCGCAGCGCTAAGCGCGACACTAAGTAAGCAAACATTTAACGCGCACGCGTAGCGCAGGCCGTTACACAGTTATAAACGCAGGCTATAACCTACGTTTCTGACTATCTGCCTTAATCCTGCCACATTAGGGCATTAAGGCAAAATTCTCTGACAAGCTTTCAATGGAGCAAATGATATGGCAATCACGAATTTTAAGGCTATCGAAGCGCAAGAGATTGCGGCCAATCTGGAATCGTATCTCGAATACGGTTGTGAGAATCGCGCTGAGTATCTCGAAATGTTGGCGGACGAATATTGTCTCAATATCCGGACGGTTCGGGCTCTGGCAGACGTGTTAGGGCCGCGTGAGGACTTTGACGGTCTGGTGTGCGCTTGCGAGGATGCAATGGGGGAGGACTTCTAATGGCGAAAATTAGTGCAGACGAACAAATCGCAATCACGCTTGGTTATGATGAAGGGGAGAGGGTGCAGCGCGCTTATGGCAAGGCCGCATATATCAACCCGCATTTGTGGTCGTCACGCATGTGGGAAGCTTTCGAATTCGGTTACTATCTGCAAGAGACTGGACGATCGAGAGGCGTTTGGGAGCGCGGACGTGGTAACACGTTTTTCAATTCGGACGGATTCACGTTCAAACTTGAGTACGGGAAGGGTAAAAATTCTTTCGGGATCCGGCGGATAAAATAAACCGAATTTTAAGGCGTGCTAGGCCAAGCTTGGCGCGTCACATGAGAGGCGAGGCTTTCGCCCTTCTAGTGACGTTCAACCGCTTTCAATGGAGCAAAGACAATGGCAATTTTTCAATCTGGCTTTGGCAGTTGCACCTATGACGGCGATACGATCGAAGCGGAATTTTCCGGCTTTCGGTTTGTCGCCACTGTTCACCACGATTCCGACTATGGCGCGCCTTGGGAAGAGTCAGACTGTCACGGACCCGTCATTGATTGGACTCGCCGCGACAAGCTGCCGGGTGAATTGGTACTGTGCGAGGATCGAGGATCCAAGCGTTTCTATGACTTTGCCGCGGCGTGCCGTATCGCTCGCAAAGACGGTTGGCGGTCGCCTGAAGACGCAGCGTTGATTGTCGCAGGCTATGATAAAAATATGACTAAGCGCGCTATTGCTGCACGTGCTGCGCACCACGATTATGACGTGCTGCGCGCCTGGTGCAATAGCGATTGGGCCTATTGCGGTATTGCCGTGCAAGTCTTTGGTTCGGATGATGAGGAATTGACGTGCGAATATGACTTCGCGCTGTGGGGAGTCGAAATGAATTATCCGGGCTCAGAAAATTCGTATCTCTTGGACGTGGCCAACGAATTAGCAGATGAAGCCTATCAATCGGCAATTCTGCCACTGGTGCAAGCCGCGGCGACTGTAACCGCGCTGCAAGATGCAGGAATCTAATCGATGCGCTCTCAGATAATCCATGATCTGCCAGACTGGCAGGTGACTAGCTATGGCAACGGCTTGGCCTATGAAATTGTCTCTAAGCCTTCCCTTGCGAGCGTATTTTTCCAAGGCGAGGACGCGGAACAATTCCGGACGGAATTTGACAATCTCACAAGCGGATTGCCGGCGCTGACATTCGCTGATGCGTTGACAGTCATTTTTCAGGATTATGAGGCTTTGACATGCTGACACTTTTGGAATTCTGCGACAAATACAGAATCTCGCACGCAAAGGCCAAGTGGATGCAGCGCGATGGTGTGCTGGTGCTGGTCGATGAATGTAACCTGGATCTGGCACGAATTCGAGAAGTCTTTGCTCATGGCAATCCCCTGACAGTCATGGACTTGTGCGCCCTTATCGAGAGCCCCGGATTACTGACGCAGTTGGGCAGGTTCGCCGGTCGGGCATTGGATCAAATTGAGCCCCTCGGAGACGCTGTGGCAGGCCAAGCGCCGCGCAATGTGGCTTTAGCTGTCATGGATGCAGCCAATGGGGAAGCGGACGCAATCGCACTGCTGATTGATTGGATCAAAGGCGCCTTGCCTGGTGACGGTTCGCCGGTTGGCTATCACTGGCTGGCGGTTCGGCTGATGTTGCCGATTGCTGCCAATATCCGGCAATTCGAGACTGTGAAAATTCGCCGCGCTCTGGCGCATTGCCGCAAGTCGCCTGAATTCGCCAGCTGGTGGCATTATGACGGTCGGAAAAGCCGCAAGGTGACAATCTACGCAAATCCGCTTGCGTCCTTGGATTTGTGACCCTACGTAGGGTTTAGTTTCAACCGCTTTTGATGGAGCGAAAAATGACTGGTGCAGAACACATTCTGGCTTGGATTGAATCCAGTAGGCCACATTATAAAAAGCTTTTGGGAATTTCTATCCCTGGCAATTTCCTCTCAGATTCCGGCCGCGCTTATGCCTGTTTGAATTTGGCGCAAGAGGCTTACCGGGCAATGGTGAAGTGCGGCGATGCTTACGCAAGCGACCATGACGCCGGCACGATCCTCGGCGCCGCGCTGGCAATTGCAAGCTGGAGGCTGGAGGAATGACCGCCCGCAAGTATTCGCCCCGCCGCGCTGGCAAGCGTTGGCTGGAGGGTGCACCACCCTACGTCTTGGACGTGTTCGACCATCCGCAATTCGCCGATAGGTTCACGGTCTGGTTTGACGGTTCGCAGGCGTATCACGTCAATCGGGACGGATCGACCGCGCCCGGATGCGACCGCTTTAGCAACACGTGGCTTACGGGGCTCGGCACGTCTGAAAACGGCGGATTTTCTGGCGCTCTCGAATATGAGGCGTACCAAGTCGCGGCTTATCGATATCGCAGCAAACATAGGCGCATTCGTTGGCTTGATCTGCCAGAAGCCACACAGCGCCTAGTCGTTAATTTTGTGGAGTGTGAATAATGCAGCGCGAACGCAAGAAACGTATTACTAAGCGGGAATGGTACGATCGCGGCGGATTTGAGAATTCCGCACTGTTCCGCAAGCAATCCCGTGGCGGCGCATGGCGCTACTACGTCAATCTTGATCTTGTGAAGGAAGGGGAATTCTGATGCTGCTCGGAACCATTGTCGATAAAGACGGGATGATATGTCTGCAAACCTCGCCGCGGGTCTGGTATCCCTTGGAAGGCAACAGCGGAATTGCGGCTGACTTCCAAGAGGCGTTTGATCGTGCCAGCCGAACCGATATCGGCCGACAATTGCACCGCGTCGGGGGCGTGCTGCAAATGGAGGGAATTGCTGACGCTATCCGGCGCCGATATCGTGAAGCTGGCGGCGAAATTACCCAAGTTTGCGGCGGCTGTGATCTGGAGCGAACACGCGAGGTTTTGGCAGTGATGAAGGCGCTACCGGATGACGTGAAGATGCGCTTTTCGATCAATTGGCGCATCCCGCATACGCTTTTCAACGTGGCTTCGCTCTATCCGCAGCATTTCCCTATGGATCGATTCAATGATCCTGCGGCGCGTGTCGATTGGTTCACAATTTTCGAAATTCGGGATCTTGGCAAGTGGTCGCATGGCGGCTCGGTATATCCGCAGGCGTTCTGATGGACGACAAGCAATGCAAAGGCGGTTGCGACTGGCAACCGGACGGCACTACTTCGGGCGGCTGTATCGGCCTTGTGTGCTCGGTCTGCGGCGCGACTGATGAAAAGGACGTGAGATAATGCCCCACTTACATTTGAACGCTCGGGAATGGCTGGAAAGCCAAAGGATCGCCGGTTGTGAATGGGCTCCGGAATTGCTGGACATGCTGGAGAACGTGGAGGATTTGCAAATTCGATCTGCGGCGCTGGAGGATATAGCGGACAGAATGCCAGCCGTTGTTCGGGCGCTGCTGAGTGAAGGTGAGGCTGCACGCTTTGCCGAACGTGTCTGCGATGCTCTGGATATCCTGGAGGCAGTCGAGGAAGTCGGCAAAGAGTATCTTTTCGAATTCGTCACCTATCCGAACGGTGCGCCGATTGGTGACATTGCTGACAAGCTGCGAGCGGCGTTCGATTCCGACCACTGGCTTACTTATGATCTGTGAAGGGGAGCAAACCTAATGACAATCACCGGATTGAATATCGACCTCGCCAACGGTGAGGATCGGATGAGTCTTGCAATCATGCGAGGCAACAAGGTCCACATGATTGTGGACCGCGACACACTCAACAAGAGCAACGCCGGCCGCAAGTCTGATCGGGAATATATCGCCAAAGCGATCTGTGCGATTGTGGAGCGGCATGGTGCGACTGTGGAGCGTCACGAGAGCCCTGCCGTGGCTGGATTCGGCGGGGCTGGTATCGATCTGCGCTTTTCCCTCAAGGGTGTGGGGGCGATGGTCGATATCGACAATCTGCACGGTGGAAGCTGGTCCCTGATCCACTGGCACAATACCGAGTATCCAAGCCGCAATTTCACTACAAGATTTTGTCGGCTGGTCGGCAGCGACTGTCTGCGGCGCCCGTTTCCCAAAGCCACGTCGCACCCCGGCGATTGGTATTCACTTGCCATGATGCTTGACGCAGGTTTATGTCTTGCGTTGGCGGGTGAAGCGTTCGAACCTCAATTCGATCTGTAACCCACAGAAAAACCCCGGAAACCTTGGCGGGCTTCCGGGGCTCTCTTTGGCGGTGATGCTGACAGGACAGGGACAGCGGTGCAAGATTTACCGGACGTATTCAAAGGCTGCAAGCTTTTTCCTATCGTGGCAGGTGACAAGGTTCCTGCCACTAAGGAAGGTTGGCACATTGCGACCGATGATCCGGCAACGCTCGCCGAATGGTCGCGTCTGTTACCTGGCTGCAATTGGGCTGTAGCGACGGGCCTTAGTGACCTTTTCGTGATCGACGTTGATCCGAACGGTCTGGACTGGTGGCATTCGCTGCTGGAGCGCGATCCTGTCATTCGTGAGGCAGTCGGCAAAGCCTTTCAGGTCCGCACCCCTCGGGGCGGTCTGCACGTCTATTTCCGTGGCGAGGGGCCGAGCACGGCCAGCCGGATTGCCGATGGCATCGACACTCGCGGCGGAATCAAGCGGGACGGCAAGATTGTGTCGGGCGGCTATGTGTTGTTGCCTGGTTCCAGAACGTCAGCCGGCATCTATCAGGCTCTCGGCGGTGAAATCCTGCCCTTGCCTGCCTGTGTGTCGGCGATCGTGCCAGAGCGCAAGAAAACGGACACCCTCGGGCTTGAGAAAAACCCCGATGCGGACCAGCCGCGCAATGTCTCGTGGGCGGTGGATCTGTTGAAAGGGTACGTTGCCAGCGGGCGCGTGTCTGTTGAGGGGAAGGGCGGAAACAACACAGCTTTTCAGGTCGCGGCATCAATCCTCGACAAAGCCATTTCGCCCGGAATGTGCTTTGACCTGATGGACGAGCATTGGAATCCCCATTGCGCTCCGATGTGGGATGAATGGGAGTTGGAGCAGATTATTCGCAACGCAGCCGAATATGGTGAGGACACCAGCGGCGGCGTGAAAGGTTTTCAAGCAAACACCGACGCTTTTGCAGCTTTCGCAGGGCAGGAAATCGAGACACCGAAACCAGCCGACCGATCCCGCGACCGTATCAAGTTTCTGCACGATTATGCTGATGGTGTGAGTGACCCTGTTTGGCTCATCCCGAATATGCTCCCCGCGCAAGGTATCGGGATGATTTACGGGGAGAGCGGCAGCTACAAGTCGTTCCTCGCGCTCGACATGGCTTTGTGCCTTGCGCATGGCATCCCCGGCCAATGGAACGGCCCGCCTGTGAAACATGACGTGCTGTTTTTCGCAGGGGAAGGGCCGGTCTCGACGGCCAAGAAGCGTTGGCCTGCCTGGATGGAGTGGCAGGGGATTTCCGATAAGGCAGGGCACCGATTTTTGATTAAGGACCGCGTTCCAGTCTATACCGATACTGATGGCTGGCAGGGTGTGAAAGACGACCTTGACGAATTGGGGGCAAAGCCTTCGCTGATCGTGATCGACACCTTGACGCGGCTCATCACCGGCATGGATGAGAATTCGGCCAAGGACGCCACCCTGATAACGAGTTTCATGGAAAGCTTGGCACGGCACTATCAATGTTTCGTGCTCGCGGTGCATCACACCGGCAAGGATCAGTCGAAAGGCGCTCGCGGTTCCAGCGCCTTTTACGCCAATATGGACGCGGTAATCAGTACCAAATTGAAACAGGGCGGAACTGAATTGCGAGTGCGCAAACAGAAGGACGCTGACGTAACGGATGAAATCAGCTACTTTGCCGTGAAGGAGGTCGCATCATCGATCGTGCTGGAGCGGTGCGCTTCGCTCGGCGATCTGGCAGGCGACAAGAAAGAGGCTGGCAGTCGCTACGCTTGGGCAAGCGTGGAGGAAGTGACAAGGATGCTGGCAACGCTCGGCGGCGAAACCAGTACAAGCGTTCTAAGCCACGAAATCGCGGGCGCACATGGCATTGATCCCGTTATGGTGCGCAAGCAACTCGACAAGAATTCAAGCCTCGTTTTTCTCCGTCCTGATCGCAACAAATGGGTAATTCCGAAGCTGGAGTATGATTTGTGAGCGCGCAGCTTTCATGAGAGGAACGAGCATGAGCGGGCGGGAATTCTGGAAGGGTGAGACATGGGCAATTATCAAGGCCATGCGGGCGAAAGGGAACCAACCGGGGCTTATCGCTGATTGGAAAGAGAGCGTGAAGCTGTGGGCCGAGAACAATCCCCGCGATCCGAACGCTGCGGCCGCGCTCGCATGGCTTCCGCTTTGGCAGGTGCGCCCGTTCTACACTGCCGAAGAACTGGCGCCGATGTGGCCGGCTCTTGCAATCGTGGTAGGTCATACGGCGCATTGGCGACCTGTCCCGAAGTCGGCGAAGCGGCTGGAATTCGAACTCGATTACGCCGGTTTGCCGCGGCTTGAGTTTCCTACGCTACGGCAGTATTTCATTGTCGAACGCATTCACTATTGGCGAGACGCGCCGCTTGAGAAGATCGAAAGGGAATTCGATGCACAGCATTGAGGAAATGATGCGGGCCGGATGCACCACGGCACGAGGTATCCATTTTTGGGAGGAGAAGGGATTGCTCGGCGAGGTCGCAAGATCCGAAGGCGGTCACAGGCGCTACACGGATGCGCAGCTTGACAAGGCCAGGATCATTGCAGCGGCATCGTTCGGCGGCTGGACGCTCGAAGAAATCGGCGCGATGCTGGCTGAGTGGGGGCAGGAAGCCTATGAAGCGATCATGATCCGGCTCGATGATCAGATGCGTGCTGCGGTGCGTCTTGGGCAAGCATTGCCTAAGCCTGTCGGCATGGTTCAGGAGTATGATCTGTGAAGGGAAAGCCGGGAAAGATTGAACCGACCAACAATAAATTTCATGTTGGTAACGGTTCGGACGGCAAGCATTACTGGCTTACTCCACCTGAAATGTATGCTAAATTGGACGCTGAATTTCACTTTGATTTTGATCCTTGCCCTTTTCCGAAACCTGATGATTTTGATGGTCTTTCTTGCGAGTGGGGAAAATCAAATTACGTTAATCCGCCATTTGGTTCCGTGATTCATAACGGACGTAAAAAAGGCGTGACAGCATGGGTACGCAAAGCGATCGAGGAACGGCGCAAAGGAAAATTAACTGTGTTGGTTTTTCCCATAGACAAGTGGGTTCTGATGATTTTGCAAGAGATTTTAGGCGACCATGCAGAGGTACGAAATCTTGGCGACGTAAAATGGTTAGCTATTGAGGACGGAACACCCGGTAAAGGAACTGGCAGACATATCGCTTGTTTTATTCTTCGCCCGAAAATGGAGTATGATCTGTGAAAATCCAGACAGGCAATCCGACTGAGACAGGACATTACGTCTGCTACATGCACGGCGTCGATGTGCCGACAGTCGTTCGCTTCTGGCTGCGCGGCAATGATGTGTGGCTTAACAATCTCAGGGAACCGATTGTCGGCACCGTCGCAGGCTGGGTAGGTCCGCTGCCGATCATGGGTCAGACCGAAGCATTGGAGTTTGATCTGTGAAAGGTGTACGCATACACTTCCACGAAGGGCAGCGTTTTGGTCGACTCTCAGTGGTGCGGGTACATCCCGGAGGATCGAATAAACCGCGATCAGTCGAGTGTATGTGCGATTGCGGTAACGTCTATTTCGTCGCATCCGTACGTCTCAACCGAGGTGAAGTTTCTCGGTGTTTCCGATGTGCGCCATGGAGAAAATCGCCGGAAAGCATTGCATTTCGCCGACGTTTTCATGCGTACCAATCAAGTGCTGACCGTAAATCTCTTGCCTTTGAATTTTCCGAAAATGAATTTCGTGAATTTTATGAAGCAGCTTGCCATTATTGCGGAGTTACTCCGGCAAAAGGCATTGATCGGCGGGATAACAACCTTGGATATATTCGAGGCAATGGTGTAGCATGTTGTTCCGATTGTAATTACGCTAAGAGAGCGAAAACGGAAAAAGATTTCCTTTTATGGATTGCTCGAATTGCAGCAAAACAAGGATTTTCGCTGTGAAAGTTGAAGAAAATGGACAAAATTTCATATTGCGAGTGCCTGCGGCGAAAAAAGAAATCATAGCATCTCTGATGGCCTATCGAGGACTTTCGTTTAGTACGTCTGCGAGCAGTCGAGAGGAAGCTGTGCTGTTTGCGCTCGGTAATCCTTATGCACTTGCAGACCTTGCCGATGATAGCCTACCGGTGCTCGGTGCCTATAAGCGCAAGATCGAAGCCTCACGTGCTTTAGATGGTAAAGGCACGCATAAGTTGCCGCCAGGGCGCGAGTTGTGGGATTATCAAAAGGCTACATTAGATTTCTTGTTAGAGCGCGGCGGTGGGATCAATGGCGACCAACCTGGACTTGGCAAAACCCCGACCAGCATTGCCTATTGCAACGAGCGAGAAGCCACGCGCGTTCTGGTGATCGTTCCGGCATCGGTGCGGCTGCAATGGGAGGAACGCATCCGGGAATGGTCTACGATCCCCGGATTGAAAGTCTCGACCATGCTCAAGGTCAAGGACGGCATTCATCCGACCGCGAATTACCAGATCATCAGCTATGACGCTGCGAGAAATCCGGCGATCATTCGCGCAATTTCCAAATATCAATGGGACGTACTGATTTGCGACGAGGCGCACAAGATGAAGAATATCGACGCGCTGACCACGCGGGCGATCATCGGCAACAACAAGGGTGAGTATGTCCACGGCGACCTGAAAATGAAGGCGATTGCATTTTACTGCCGCGAGCATCTGGCACTCACCGGAACTTTGCTCTTGAACCGGCCGAGCGAAGCTTATGTGCTATTCCGGTTCTTCGATTGGGAGGCCATCGATTTCCTCTCATGGGAAAAATTCAAGGACCGCTACAACCGGCAAGCCAACCTTCACACGATCGAGGGGAAGCGGTTCAAGCTGGAAAGCACGTCACTGGAGCAGGAATTGCAAAATCGACTGAGGGTGAATGTCATGGCGAGGCATGAGAAGAAGGACGTTCTGAAATTCATGAAGCCGCCGCGCTATGCTATCGTTCGCTGCGAGGCTGACGGTGCCGTCAATCAGGCGCTCGCTGCCGAAGGTCTGCTGGATATCGAAATCGAGGATATCCAGACTACCAAGGATTTCGAAATTCTCGGACACATCGCCGAAGCGCGCAGACTGATGGGGATCGCGCTGGCGCCGCAGATCGCCGACTACGCCCGCGACTTTCTCGAAGGCTCGGAAGAAAAGCTGGTGATCTTCGGCTGGCATCTGGAGGTGCTGGATATTTTCGAGGAAGAATTGTCCAAGTTTGGTACGGTGCGTGTCGATGGACGGAAATCGCCGCAAGCCAGACAGAAAGCCGTTGAAGATTTCATAGGACGTGATAATGTCCGGGTATTCATTGGCAATATTCAGGCAGCGGGAACTGGCCTTGATGGATTGCAGAAAGTTTGCTCCCGCTGCTATTTGGCCGAACCTGATTGGGTGCCTGCGCAGAACGAGCAAGCGGTTTCCCGACTAGATCGATTTGGCCAAGGTGAAGAAGTCACTGCGGAGATTTTCGTTGCACCTGGATCAATCTCTGAAAAGATATTGGTTCGGGCTCTCGAAAAGCTGAATACGATCCACAAGGTCCTAGACCACAGACACGGAGAATGAAAAATGAAGAACTTTGATCATCCGCTTCCGTTCGTGATGCAGATCACGATCACCGATCCGAACCAGATTCAGGCGGTATATGCTGTGCTGGCGGGAAACGCCGCATTGGCAAGCATCCCGCGCTCGGAGCCGGTTACGGTCGCAGAAGCGATCATGCCGGAAATTATCGCTTCGGATACGCCGAATTCGCCCGAAGCATCCGAACCGTACGAAACTGATGAAGATCAGGAAGTCGATGCTCATGGCTGGCCGTGGTCGGCGGAACTGCACGCTTCGACGAAGGGGCAGACCAAGGACGGCCTTTGGCGCATGAAGGTCGGAGTCACTCGCCCCGATCCCAAGCCGGGATTTCCTGTGACGACCGAAACACCTTCCGCGACTTCGACAGCTTTCCCGGCGACCGAGACTGCCGCTGGTGTGACGGAACCGGCTGGTTCTACGCCGACCGTGGAGGCCACATCTGCTGCTGCATCGCCGGACGCTGACGATGATGAATTCGCCGCTTTCCGCGAAGCTGCTGCCAAGGTCGATGCTGCCGATGCACAGGCTGCGGCCAACGTTCCGGCTCGCGTCTGGACGGATGCCGACCTCGGCGCGCTCTGCAATCAGGCTGCGGTGAAGCTGGGTGATCCGGCACCCGTCAAGGCTCTGATCGCTGAATTCGTCCCGGCTGGTGAAGTGGCGCACAGCCGCAACGTGCCGGCCGACAAGCGGGGTGATTTCGTCGCTGCCGTCGAAGCCAAGGCAGGAATTGAATTCGCGGGATAACCTCAATTCCCCGCGAACGTTGGGCCGGTCCATTTTCATGCGACCCGAAAGCGGCCGGCCCAACACCACAACGAAGAAACCACGATGCAGCTAAGGAGACAGGACAATGTTTGATGATGCTGGATTTTTGCGCGACCTTGCACAGCGCATTTTTGAGAATTGCACTCCTGCAATGGGTTTCGATCAAGGTGACAGTGATCGACTGCTGGAAATTGCGGAGAAACTGCAATGATCCACCTGGAGCATTCCCCACTCGGTGGATCTGGAGCGCATCGCTTCATGGCTTGCACAGGCTCATTCCTGATGCACCGCCACCAGCTTGAAACCGACACGTTCGAGCACGTCGAAAGCGAGTACGCCAAGCTAGGCACCGCTGCGCATGAGGTCTGCGCACGATCGGTTGCGGAAGCTATCGAGCCGTTCGAATTTCTCGGCGAGGAAGTCGATGGCTACATGGTCGGCTGGCCGGATGGCATCGACCTTGACGCAATCCAGGTCTATTTCAATGCCTGTATGCGCGTGCTGGATCGCCGGAAAGAGCGCGGCTATCTGCTGATCGAAGAAACGATCCACTTGCCCGATCTGCATCCGCTGCTGCGCGGCACAGTCGATTTCGGTTTCTGGTCGCTGACCGATGGCCTTGACCTTCTCGACTACAAGAATGGGGAAGGCATCGGCGTTGCTGCTGCTGGCAACAAGCAGCTTCTCTATTACGCTTTCCTGATGGTCATGTCGGATCATCGGCTGCGTGGTGGTCCCCGCGATCTGCCGGTGCGGCTCGGGATCGTGCAGCCGAATTTCTATGGCAAATTCGACGAGCCCGACATTTGGGAGGTTACGCTCGGTTTCGTGATCGATTGGGGGCATGAGCAGCTTTTGCCGCGCATGAACGCTCTCATGGTCGAGCGGCCTTATACCGACGAAGATTTCATACCGGGCGAGCATTGCCAGTTTTGCCCGGTGCTTCTGGATTGCCCCAAGATGCAGCGCGCCTTCGAGGAATACGCTGCCGCAGACGAGGAATTTATCGCCATGCTTTCGAACGAGGAACTGGATCGCTACTACGCCATGCGGGAGCAAGCCCGCCGCTTCATGAACGCGCTGGAAAGCACGGTTCATGCTCGCTTGATCGGCGGCGCGAAGATCAACAGCGCAAAGCTGGTCGAGAAGCGCACAAACCGGGTGTGGAAGCCTGGTGCGCAAGCTGCCCTGATCGCGGCGTTCGGGGACAAGGCTTACGAGCCGAAGAAGATCAAGAGCCCTGCGGCAGTCGAGAAGCTGTCTACTCTTGGCAAGGAACTGGCTCTGGAATACGGCTACAAGCCCGATGCCAATGGCCTTTCGGTTGCGCCGCTGTCCGATCCTCGCCCCGAAGCAAAGCCGAAGGGCAATGCAACCGTATTCGAGAATTTCGCACAGACTCCCGAACAGATGGGGTTTTGACGAAATCCGGCATGGCGGTTCCATGCAACAACGATGAAACCAAGGAAATCTGATAATGGCTGAAACAATCCGCTACACGCTCATCAAGCCCGCTCGGCTTCTCTACTCGTCGATCACTGCGAAGTCGGCCCCTCCCGGCACGAATGCCACGCCGAAGTTTTCCGGCACGTTCGGGATCGAGAAGGAAGATTTCGACAAGATCGTGGAAATCATGGTTCAGGCGATCAAGAGTGAACTCGGCACCTTCACCAATCCGACCGACTATTACCTTGCGGCTATGAGCGGCGAGACCAGCGGCAAGCGTGCGATGCAGGCTGCGGAATTGAAGGCACAGGGCAAGAGCGCCGACGAAGCTTTCAAGATCCGCGAGAAGGCCGAGAAGCGTATGGAACTCTACAAGCCCTACGCTGGCATCCTCACTGCCTCGTCGCAATTCGACGTGGAACTTGCTCGGCTCGAAGCTGGCAAGATCATCGACATTCCGAACGAGGAACACGCCCGCGCATCGGCAGGAAAGGACTTGTTCTATCCCGGCGCCTATGTGGTCCCGGCGATTGCCTTCAAGGCATTCCGGCGCAAGACGCTGGATGCCAAGGACGGCGTGACGGCCTACCTCCAGAACTGCCTCTATATCCGCAAGGGTGAGCGGCTTGCAGGAGGCGGCGGTCCCGACAACGGGCAGGTGTTCGGCGGCTTCGCCGGGTACTCCGACTATGATCCTCTTGCCAACGCTCCGAGCAGCGAAGGCATGGACAAGCCTGCGGAAACCGCAGACGCTTGGTAATTCACGATCGGGCTGCGCGATGCGCCCCGTTGGAAAACCGGCTGGCATACCTGGTGTGAACGTATGCTGATTTTTCTCTTGGCGGAGATACTTTGTGAAATACGTTGTCGCCGATTTCGAAACTGCCAGCCGTGCTGATCTGCGCAAGGTCGGGGCATGGAAGTATGCTTCGGACATGACTACGTTTCCGCTCTGCCTGTCGCTCAAGGTTGTGATCGACGGCAAGCCGCAGCCGACCCGCGTTCTTTCCGAAAAGCAGATGCACGCGGTCGATCCGGAATTGCTCGCGCTCGCCAATGATCCGACTGTGATCTTTGTCGCGCATAATGCCGGATTCGAGCAGGCCATGTGGCATTTTCATATGGTGCCGATAGGTTATCCGGCGCTGCCGCCCGAACGCTGGCACGATACGATGGCCGTCGCCGGGATGAAGGCGTTGCCGCTCGGCCTTGACGCGCTCGTGTCGGCACTGGAACTGCCGGCAAAGAAGGACATGGACGGTCACAAGCTGATGCTGACTATGTGCAAGCCTGATCGCTACGGCGGCTGGTCACAGCACAACGATTACAATCTCCAGAAGCTTTCGGATTACTGCGCTGATGATGCCAACGCGCAATATGGCGTCTACGTCGCCACTCAGGGGCTCGGCCCTTCCGAACGTCACGCTTGGGTGCTGGATCAGAAGATCAATCAGCGCGGGATCAAGGTCGATACGGAATTTGTTCATGCTTGCATGGACGTGCTTAACCAGGTGCGGGTGCCGATGGTCGAGCGGTTCCGGGAACTGACAGGATTGAAGCCGACACAGCGCGAAAAGGTGCTGAATTGGGTAAACGATCAAGGCATCGCCCTTGGCGATATGAAAAAGGCCACGCTCGATGCAATTCTTGATCCCGATGATGAATTTGGAATCGAAGATTTCGGAGAACCGCTCCCCTACCACGTCCATGAAGCACTCACTCTGCGCCGAAGCCTCGCATCTAGCAGTGTTGCGAAACTCCAGAGAATGCTCGACTGTGCGGGTGGAGATGGTCGGGTTCGATATGCCACGCAATATCACGGAGCGCGGACAGGGCGAGACGCTGGACGCCTCATCCAAATCCAGAACTATCCACGTGGTGAAATTGGCGACCGTCAAGGACTCACCGCCGATATCCTTGCCGATGCTATTCTGACCCGCAATGTCCCTCACATTCAGGAATTGTGGGGACCAGATATTTTCTCGGCCGTCATTTCCTCACTGCGCTCCTGCATCATTCCGGAAAAGGGTAAGGTGCTGGTCGGTGGGGACTTCGCAGCGGTCGAGGCGCGCAACCTTCTTTCGATGGCAGGTCAACACGATCGCGTCGAGCAGATGCACGCCGGCCTTGACGTGTATTCCGAGACTGCCAGCCTGATCTTCAAGCGGCCGATCAATCGCAAAGACCCATCGATGCAGAAGGAAGGGCAGATTGGGAAGAACACGTTTCTCGGCTCGGGCTACGGCCTTGGCCCTGTCGGCTTCCGTGCTCGCTTCGCGCCGAAGGAAAGCATTGATCTGGCGATGCTCGCAATCAACACTTACCGCAAAGAGGTCGCACCGATGGTGCCTCGGTTCTGGTATGGCCTTTTCGACGCGAGCGTGCGGGCGGTCTATTGCGACCACGCCAAGGCATACAGCTATGAGGGGATTGAATTTCGCAAGGAAAATGACTTCCTGACGATGCGCCTGCCGAGCGGTCGGAAGATCTGGTATCACCGCCCGCGCAAGGCCGTCAGCTACACGCCGGCTGGTGACGAGAAGCCGTCTTGGACCTTCATGAGTTACCAAGGCAAGAAATTCCGTAGGCATCTTGCCTGGCACGGCATGATCACAGCCGATTGCATTCAGGGCAGCGCACGTGATTTGATGGTGGAAGCCATGAAGCGTGCCGAGGCGGCGGGGTTGCGGACAATTTTCAAGGTCCATGACGAATTGGTATTCGAGGAAGTGGATCGGCCTGATCTGGTGCAGACAGTCAAACAGGTCATGGAAGATATCGAGCCTTGGGCGCGAGAGCGGAAATTCCGCGTCAAGGCCGAAGTCGAAAAAATGCTGAGATACCGGAAGTAAGGAGAACGACTATGGATAATGTGAAAACCCGCCCCACACCCGAAACCCTCGAACAGATGGAAGCCCGCCACGCTGCGGAACGTGCCGCGTTGGAGGCGAAGGCTGTTGACCCGTTGCTGATCGAAGCGCGGGAGATTGTTATCGCCACTACGCCCCAACCCCAACGGAATTTTGAAATCCGTAAGGCAGAAATTCGCCGAGGCTGGAAGGATGAAGGCTTTTGCGTTCAAATCGCCCTCGCCGCTCTTCGCCGTGGCATGGAACTCGCCGCGCCCCCACCCCTCGCGCCCGCCGAGCCGGTGGATGAACCATTCGCTTGGGTCGATAAGCTTGAATGGCACAAGGCCGCACATCGCGCTGTCATGGCATCCGTCAAGCTAGGCGGATGGATGAGCGCGGCCCTAGAAGACTCCACTGTCTGTGACGCCATGAAAGTGGACATTCGTGAGTGGTTTTCCGCTGGCGAGCCGATGCAGCAACTGGTGCAGGCCCTCTCCCATCGCGGCGCACGGTGGCCGGTGGACTTCGATGTGGAAGCGTTGGCACTAGACGTGGCCGAAGATTGGGTGCTCGATTTGTCCGCGATGCCGATAGTAGGGCACGCCCTGAAAGACGCCTTTCTTCGCGGCATGGATCGCGCCAAGGAGAACAGCAATGCGTGATGAACTTGTTGAGGCGATGAAGCAGTCCATTCCGCCTGTATTGGCGGTTCTCGCAATTATCGGCTTTTCACTGACAAGAGAGGATGGCGAAACATGATTGACCCACGAAAAGTACCGATTGATGAAGTCGTGCAAATGTATCAATCCTTATCTGATCGGCAAGCGGAAGCGGCCGAATTCATGGTGCAAGGTTTGGGAGCCAAGCAGATCGGTCCGAAACTCGGTATCAGTCCGCGCACGGCAGAATTGCACATCAAGGCCGTGCTCGGAAAATTCAACGTGCCTCGGGCAAACCAAGCCGCTGTTCTGATCTATCGAGCACAGGAATTTTTGAAATGCTCGTAGCTGGCATTGATCCTGGCAAAACCGGCGCACTGGCCTTGCTGCATCAGGACGGCAGTGCGCAGTTTTTTGACGTGCCAGTAATCAAGCTGCGCGGGAAGGAAAAGCCTGCATGGAGCGATTGGGTCAATGTCTGGTCGGACGCGTTGCGATGGGCAAGCCCTGACATGGTGGTGATCGAGGACGTGGCAGCACGTCCCGGTCAAGGCGTTACGTCCATGTTTTCATTCGGAAGATCGCTCGGCTTTGCGCACGGATTGGTGGTGACGAGTTGCGACTGTCCGGTGCATTTCGTCACGCCGAGCACGTGGAAGGCCAAGCTAGGGTTGTTGAACAGCGGGAAGGGTGCGAGCCGCGAAGTCTGCCGCACCCTTTATCCGGCGACTGCTGCGGCCGTGGCGAGGGTCAAAGATGATGGCAGGGCCGAAGCTTTGCTTCTGGCACATTATGGAAGGAAATTCCTGTGACCCTTGCAATCATCATGATCGGATGCGGAATTGCTCTTGGCATCCTGTCCGAAATTTACGAAACCCGTAGGGATAACACCCGAGAACGAGATTGGGAGAATTGAAATGTTTGCCACCGCAATCGGAATTTGCGTGTTCTGTGTCGGCTTCGTCTGCGGGTGCCTGTGGGCAACCCGTTGGGATGATGAGGACGAGCCGGATCGTTGGGATTACTGATCAATCTCTCGGTCCCGCTTCCGGCGCTTGACTACTTCTTCGGCCTTGCTGGCAAGCCCGCCTGTTTTTGCGTCGAGCACGTCCATGATCGCATCATCGGCTTTCTCGGCGATCACTTCGGCAGCAATCGGGCTTTTAACGACCTTGCGCACCAGCTTCTTGATCAGTTTCTTGAACATCAAATTTCTCCATCATGGGGCGGATCGTCGCGGCCTTTGGGCCGGAATGTACCGATAACGCCAACAAGGCCGGTGACGCCAGCCGAGAGGAAGCCGAGAGCGGCGAGGACTTCATCCAGCCGCTCTTTCGGTGCGAACGCTACTGCCAGCGCACCGAAGCCCGACAACGCCACGATGGCTACGAGCGTTGACAGGTAGGCAATCATGGCTTCCTGTGGCGCCTTCATGACATGTTCCTGAGAATGGTGCCTCTCGGCATTACCGGAAGCTGTATCTGCGAACGCGGCACCAGTGGAACGCCGGGAGGCCAACGGATCGCATCGACCTGATCCTTCGGTACGTCCATGATCGTCACACCATCAGACTGATTGCCGCCGAGCGCCTTGTAGGCGAGCCCGTCCGGCGTTTCACCGACAATGATGAAAACGTGATTTCCGCCCGGTCGGCGCATTGTCGCAATCGCGCCAAGCTGTGCCGGCACGGCAACCCCATAGGTTCGGAAGGATGCAGCGGCGGGGAAATTCTTGGGATAGGGTAAACCCGCAGAATCGAGCGCATCGGCGATGAAGTATCCGCACCACGGCGTTTCATCGTCATTGAACCAGGTTGCGCCGAGCCGAGCCCATCCCTTTGCGATCCACGAATTGTGCTTCGGTCCCTTGATTTCGCGCTCGCCGAGTTTCGAACGTGCATGAACCAGCCACGGCGGATCGACAATGTCGGGGGTCGGCTGGGTGCGCCGATCCCAATTCGCTGCGATCTGGTCGAGTAGCGGCACGTCCTCTGCAAGCAGCTTGCCTTCCGGCGCGATTGCCCTGAGTGCGGCGGCGATGCGGTCTGCGGTCGTCATTGTCTGCGAGACTTTTTCACGGCTCGATCAACCTTTTCAGCGGCTACATTCATGGGGTGTATCCTTGACATAACCCGCTGAAAGAAATTTTTCTTGGGAGCGGTGCCAGAATTGGTGACAGGCGCACGATATTTCTCATTCCACGCCTTCATGGCGGCGTAGTTGGGAAATCCCTTTTTCTTCGCCATTGCATCGAGCCGCTGCTGTGCCGGATTGGGCATTATCGTTTCTCCATTTTCGTTTCGAGTTTTTCAATCCTGGCTTCGAGGTCAGCGTATCGCTGATCCTGTGTCGAAATCCAGTTACCGATACGTTCATCCATGCGGGCAAGCGTCACCTGCATTTCGCTCACGGTTGCCACGAGCCAGAACAAGCCCGCGGTTGCCGCGGCGGTCATGACTGCTCCCATGATGATTCCTGCCCATCGCAGGCTCGGAGGAATTTCGGTCACGATAGTTGCTTGCCTTAGTTCCGGGTGTTGCGACACGAATCGATCCAGAACCGCATCTGCGATCTGTTCTTTGGGGTTAGAGGTTTCTGGAGTTCCCGGCATCACATAATTCTCCGCACATATTCTTGTGTTTCTGCCGGAAGCGAAGTGAATTTCACCTGACCCTTTGCATAGGCATCGGCACGCTTCGGGCCGGCATTGTAGGCCACCAGTGCCAACTCCACGTCCCCGTCATATCTCCGGAGCATTTCCGAGAGATAGGCGGTCCCGATCAGCTTGTTGTAGGCTTCATCGTTCCGGTAGGCATTGCGATCCCACGGCACGCCTGCAAGCTTCGCGGCTTCCGGTCCTGTGGTCGGCATCACCTGCATTACACCGATCGCGCCTGCTTTGGACGTGACAGGGTTTCCGCTGCGGTCAAACTGCCTGCCGCCGCTTTCCTGCTTCGACACGCGCTCGATAAGGTCGATCAGTGCCGGATCTTCGGAAGCGTACAGTGCGTCCACATCAGCGGCATACGGGCTCGATTCCTGCGCTGCTTCACCTTCCCCGTACATCTGGAGCAATTCCTCGTCGGAAAGCTGCGTGAGGTCGGTTTCTTCGCCCTCGTACATCTGGAGCAATTCCTCGTCGGAAAGCTGCGTGAGGTCGGTTTCTGCTTCAGGCGCTTCTGTGGCTTCCGGCATCGGCGCACTGTCGGACGACTCAAAAGCCGCGGTATTCCCGGCTTGTGCGCCGCCGACCATCGAGACGATATCCTTGAGCGCGTCAACGCCTTGGCGACCCTGCCCCTTCAACGCTTCGATAGCGCGCTGGGTCATTGCCGGATCACGGGAAAACAGCATATCAACGATTGTTCGGGAGCGATTGCGGGAAATGCTCTCGCCGAATTTCTCCCACAGCGTTGCAATGGCGCGTCCCTTCGTCTGGACCATTGATCCCGGCGTGAAGCCAGCAAACACGGTCGCAAGATCGCCGCTGGTCACGCTGGAAAGGTCGAAATCCGGATCGCGGATTGCGGACGCGAGATTTTGCACACCTTCGCTCTGCGCTTGGGCAGCTTCGGAGATTTGCGTTGTCGCCGGCCGACCAATGTTCTGTGCCACCTGCCGCTGCATGGTCTGATCGTCCGCGAGGTTGCGGACAGTGCCGAGAGCCACATCAGGACGGCGCTGGAGGCCGTCGATCAGATCGACGCGCTGCGCAGATGCACGACCTACGCCACCTTCCGGTGTCTCGAATACGTTCTCCGACTTGCGGAGCCGCTGAGACGTGCTCGGGTCCACATCAGCCTGCATCCGGGTTTCTCTCATGCCTTCCAACTGGCGCGACCGTGCCGCCCAATTTTCATTCATGCGAGCAAGCGCCGTTTCGACGCCGGGGACGTTTTCTGTCAGTACACCTTCAAGGTGATCGACTGCACGCTGTGCATTGCCTCTCTGAATGGCATCCCGGCTGTCGCTGGCAATCGACTTGAGTTCGCGGATCATGCTGGTGAGTTCCCGCACCGTCAAACCTTCGCCTTCGGGGCGAATACGTGCGAGGCCGGCCGCAGACCGGATCATGGCCGACATTTCGGGATCAATTTCGACTTCGGAAATCTCTCCAGGCTTGTTCGGGTCGAGAGCCCGCATTTCAGTCGGGATCAAGCTGCCGACATTCTCGGCTGCTTGCTCATCATCGAACGGGCGCATGATTGCAGCGCCTTCATCCCGGCGAATTTGTGCAAGCCGCGTCGGATTGTCCGCTGCACCGACTGCAAGGCGGGCTTCGGCTGTGGTCGGTGTTGCTGCGCCGCGGGCTTCTGCTTGTGCCGTGGCGAGATTGCGGACATTTTGCCGCCGCTGCCCTCGCGTGGCATTGCGGACCACTTGAGCAACCTCGCCCGGTGCGGCAGCGACACGTTCGCGGGCAAGTCCGGTACCGCGCTCCAGTTCACCTTCATCAAGGCGACCGAATTGCTTGCTGAGAGCCTGCCTGTCGCGGGTACTCAGCAATTCAAAGAATGTCGGCTCGGTTCCGGTGCGGCGACGGAAATCATCCGCTCGCTGCTGCAAGGCTTCGCGGGTCGTTGTAGTGTACCTGCGGATAAAGGCATTGGCTCCGGTAGTCCGGAAAACATCGCTCGCCTTGCCTGCAAGCAAACTGCCCGCTTTGAAACCGGCTCCCAAGGCCACGGAGCCGCCCGCGCCGAACAGCGCACCTTCTGCCGCGTCCCGGCCCTTGCCTGCTTCCGTAGCTGCACCGACTGCTGCCCCGCCTGCGGCAAGTCTACCGGCATTCCTGACGTTTTGGCCCCGCTTGAGTGTCGCGGCCCCCTGGCCTTTTTGGATCGCTCGACCTGTTGCGGCAATCGGACGCGATCCGGACGCAGCAAGACGGCTTCCGAGCGCGGCACCACCCTTGAGCATTGCACCGCCCGTAGGGATGCTTGCGGCCAAGGTTCCGAGGAAATTAGTGACAGGTGCGCGCTGACCTTGCTGATCGGCAAATTCCTGCATCACGTCATTGTCAACGTCAAGGATGCCAGCCGCAGCCCTTGCCGGAAGGCCGAACAGTGCATCATTTGCCGAACCAATCAACGCTGCGCCCTTGTCACGGACAGTCAGCGGAATGATTGATTCCTCCTTACGTGCCTTTTCGATAACTCGACGCGGGGCTTCCTTCACGGCACGTGCGCGGCGCTTTGCTACGTCTGCTTGCCCTGCGAGACGTGCAATTTCTTCGGTTTCTTGCTGCCATTTCGGCTTTTTCGCCTGCCCACGAATTTCTTGAAATTTTGTAGTGACAAACGGCATCCCTGCCAGACCTCGAATAGTCTGGATTCGAGGATCGCTATCAAACCTCGTCAATGCACGTTTCCGCTTTTCGGGGTCTTTCACCCGATCCACGACCGACTGCCGCGCACTTTCATAAATGCGCTTGGCTTCTTGAGGTGTCACAGTCTTTTTTGCGGGCGGCTTTGCCATCAGTCAATCAATCCTCTGCGGCGCAATTCCGCTTCGACTGCCGGATTTCGCTGCGCTGTCGGGCGCTGTCCCGCTGGCGTTCGCGGCATGATGCGCTGTCCCGATCCCGATCGCCGAGCGGGCGCAATGGCAGGCTTCTTGGTTTCCCGCTGGACTACACCACGGAACCGCGTCTTGATCTGTTGCCAGGCTGCAAGGCGTTGGTCAGCCGGAATGGTCGGATCAGAAATCCGGCCTGCCATTTTCTCGAAGAACGAGCGGTCAGCGTTCGACACACCGGCCCCGAGTTTCCCGCCTGCCAAGGCCAAGATCAGCGCATTGTCGATCGTTTGCAACTTGGCGATCTGTTCCATGCCTTCGGTCGATTGCCCGAACGCGCCGGGGATCATGGCAGCGCCGTACTGGACCCATCCGTTTGTCGATTGCTGGATCATGTCGGCAATCGGATCTTCCGGCCCATCCAGCACCACGCCGAAATCGGTGAGAATGCTCGCAACGGAGTTGGAATCGCCTGCTTCGGCTGCTCCCGCGCTGTCCTTACGCTCGTCACGAGCCTGCCTCTGGTCGAGTGCGTCACGCTGCAATCCGAGCCGTGCCATGCCCAAATCAAGCTGCGCCCGCTGGTATTCGCTCATACCATCGGGATTGGCGATGCTTTGGAGATACGCTTGTGCAAGTTCGGGATCGGCCTGCTGGAGCATCCCGTAAACCTGCAATTCCTTTGCCTGCGACCCCTGCCGTGTCGGTGCGGGCGACCAGCCGAGCGACTGTGCAAGGACGCCCGCTGCCTGCGGACTTTGCTGGATGATCTGCCCGACCGCCTGCGCGGTCTGCTCGTCGATCCCGGCTTGTGCTGCGATTTGAGGCCACATTGCCGCAGCGTCGGGGTTGCTCGCAATAGCACCGAGAGCCTGCCCGAGCGTTTCCCGTTGGCTTCCTGCCAGTTCGCCGCGATTGGCTTCTAGGGTCTGCTCACCGATTTGGAGTTGCTGCTCTCGGAGCCGGTTTTGCATTTCTTCGAGGTCAGTTTGCTTTTGCCTGTCCTCCCGCGCATCCAATGTCGGCTGGTACAACGCCTCTGCGCCGCCGACACGCGCCAGCACATCGGAAATCTGACCGACCGTATCGAGAAACGAGCGGCGCGGACGCTGCGAAGATTGCTGCGGCTGTTGCTGCATCTGGACAGGCGGTGTGTCAGGGCTTCCTCCAATGGCTTGCATGATTTCGGCCACCCGCGAGTTTTCGGGAGCGCCTTGGGTCATGCGTTGCAGATTGCCGGAAACCGCAGGTGCCATAGGCGGTGCCGATGCCGGATTGAGCGGCATCGAAGGCGACGACTGCGGATTGAAAAGAGATCGGAGAAAATTCATTACAGCGCCCCATAGTTGACGGTCGCGTAGCCTTCGATCTTCGGTCCGAGTGCGTGCGGTCGCAGCTTGGCGATTTCATCTGCCATGACACCGACCACGCGCTTGATACTGGTGAGGTAGCGGAATTCGTAAATCCCGAGCCCATCCGCTTCTTCGCCGATCTTGACGATATCTCGCTTCAATCGCCGATCCGAAAAGATCGACGCGATGCCCCCTACCGCGCTTGCAATACTTCCGGCCGTTGACGGTCTGCCGCCAGTGCTGCGCTGTCCTGCATTCGCCACAAGGCCACCGGCTTGCAGTCCGAGCCCTGACAGGTTGGAAAGCTGGCTCAGATAATTGTTGAACATTTGCGAGTTGAGTTCGGTGCCGCGTGTCTGGAGACGGTTGGCTGTGGTGCCGCTGCGCAAGAGTCCCGATGCCGCGCCTTGCCCGGTCGTCGCCTGTGCCATCTGACGCATCGCAGGCGCGAAGCCTGCTTGCTGGAGGAATCCGTTATAGCCTGCCTGTGCGCCACCGGCTTCGGCGATCCCGTTGGCTACATTGCCAACCGTATTTGCACCGCTGCTGACAGCGCCGGGACTCACGCCGAGAAGTTGCGCGAGGAAATTGGTCGCGCCAGTGCCTTGACCCATCTGCCCGCCATAGGTCGAGTTAATGAGGCCCATGTTGGCATTGTCAGACTTCGCAGCCTTCGGACGGAGGAAACCCATTACGAATGATCCTTGAAGAATGTGAGGTAGGAAATGACGAAAAGTTCGCAAACTCCCTCAGGAGTTTGTCTCTTGCCCGCAAATTTATAGCCTGCCCAACGCCCGAGCATTTTCACATCGCGGCGGAAATCCGGAACCATCCCGAAGATCACTTCGGCGCCGTGATCGATCATCATCTGCCGCGTGGCTTCCTTGACGTGATCGATCGCTTGCCGGCCACGTGAATTGAAAAGCAGGTGGATTTGATAGACCTTGTTACCTTCGTAATCGAACAAGGCAACGTCACCATTTTCAAAGATGATCGGAACATTCCCCGGCGAGGCCAACCAAGCAGCGCCAGACAGTCCGCGATTGAGCGGGCTTTCGTCAATGGCGTTGATGATATGGGCAGGCGCAAGCATGGTTTCGTTTCCAGATGGCCCCGAGGTTCCCGGTCGGGCTATGTGGACGAAACGCTCGCAGGCGAGGGAACGGAACGCTTTTTAATCTAGGTCACTGATCCGGTCAAGCTATCTGGCATAGACAAAAATTGATCCGCCCGTCAGATTCACCACAGGAGAAGTTAGCAAACGTATTGCGTTTATCGGCTGATCCGAACCAATGAAAAATCTATCACCTGTCATTGCTTGTATGGGTTTCCTAGTCGAAATTTTACCTGCACCCAAAGCGATAAGTAAAACATCTCTTACAGCGGCGCTTGCAGCTGTGGCGACAGCCTGATTTTCTGAAATACGTTGTCCAATGTTGGAAATGTTGATGTACTGATTTGTTGTAAAGAAGGTGGCACCTCCATCCACACTGAACAAAATAAAGCGTGCGGAAGATGATGCAACCGCCAAACCTTCGCTTACAATATATAAATCAGTGTATGATCCGAAGCCTGTCAAATCCACGAAAGTTACGTTGCTGCTCCAAATCCAAGAAGCTACCAACGTCCAAGGTCCGACACTTCCGCCACCTCCCCCGCCTGGAATAGTTACAAGTGCTTCTCCGCCGCCTGCATCTGTGACGGTCACGCCTGAACCTGCA